GATGAAAACATCGATATTATCTACGAACTTATTAATGCTTTCCCATTCTTAACCAATCAAACTGCAGAATTACTAGTTGGAGTTTTTGGAGCAATGGGACTTACAGGCTTATCAGCTATTATGGCTAAAGTACACCAAATGGCTAAAGATGGCGCTTTTGGTGAAAAAGGAAAACAAATCGGAGATAAATTATCTGATATAGGTAATGCAGCAGCAGGAGCAACTCAACATCGTCAAAGAGAAGGAGCTGAAGAAGAATTAAACGAAGCTTTAAAAGCAGTTAAAATTCTAAGAAACCAACTTCAAGAAGTTAACCTTTTAAATGCAAAATTACTTTATGTAAATAAAGTATTCAAATCAAACAACTTATCTGAAGGTCAAAAAGTAAACGTTATCGCAGCTTTTGACAAAGCAGAGACAGTTAAAGAAGTAAAATTAGTTTTCGAAACAGTTTCTAAAAATGTAGTTGCTAAACCAGCCGCATTAAAAGAGCACAGATCTTTTGCTTCTAAAGCAACAGGAAACGCACAAACAACTGCACCAAAAGAAATCTTATCAGAAGTATCTGAGCAAGTAGCTAGATGGCAGAAGTTAGCAGGAATTATTAAATCATAAAAATAAAAAAACAAAACAAAAAACCAAATGGAATTAAATCAATTATTCGAAGGTTCAAATAACTATAAGACTTTACAAGCTGACGCAGCTCGTTTGTCTGGTAAATGGGCCAAATCAGGTTTGTTAGAAGGAATTTCTAACGAAATCGAAAGAAACAACATGGCTATGATTCTTGAGAATCAAGCAAAACAAATCGTATCTGAGCAATCAAATACAGGAACAGGAGCTTCTTTCTCAGCTGGACAAGGTGAGCAATGGGCTGGAGTAGCTTTACCATTAGTACGTAAAGTATTCGCTCAAATCGCAGCTAAAGATTTCGTATCTGTACAACCAATGAACTTACCTTCAGGACTTGTATTTTACTTAGACTTTAAATACGGTACAGCAACTAACGGAAGAACAGCTAACGAAAACCTTTACGGAAATGTTTCTACAGCTAACTCTAAAATGGGAGTAGACACTGAAGTATCAGGAGGTTTATACGGAGCAGGTCAGTTTGGTTACTCAATCAACCAAGCTACAGCATCAGTAGGAACAGTAAATACAGGATCAGCAGTATCATCATCTATTGGATACCAAGACGGAATTGCTACAACAGAATATAGAACAGTATCTGTTCCATTGACAAGTCTTTCAGGATCAGATGTAGAAGGAGTTAGAGCATTTAGATTAGTATCTGCTTCAGTAGATATTACATCTAACCCAGAATGGACAGTTGTATCAGGTTCAAACGTAGTATTCGTAGTAGAATTAACATCAGCAGGTGGAAAATATACACCAAACGTAGCAGGAACATTTGCTGCAACAGTAAACTACCAAAAACAACCAGCTGACAACACAAGAGGTGACTTCGAAGACACTGGAGCTTCTACAGGATTAGGTAACATCACCATCCCAGAAATCAACGTATCATTAGCTTCTGAGGCAATTGTTGCTAAAACAAGAAAATTAAAAGCACAATGGACTCCAGAGTTTGCACAAGATTTGAATGCTTATCACTCAATTGATGCTGAAGCAGAATTAACTTCATTATTATCTGAATACATCTCTATGGAGATTGACTTAGAATTAATGGATATGTTAATTCAAGATGCAGCTACAACTGAAAGATGGTCAGCAGTAAACAACAAAATCTGGACTGGAACATCTTGGACTGCAGGAACAGCAGGTTCAGCTTTCTATAACACTCAAGGTTCTTGGTTTGGAACTTTAGGTACTAAAGTACAAAAAGTATCTAACAAAATTCACCAAAAAACTTTAAGAGGTGGAGCTAACTTCTTAGTATGTTCTCCTTCTGTAGCTACAATCTTAGAATCAATTCCAGGATATGCAGCAGATACAAATGGTGATAAAATGGACTTTGCAATGGGAGTTCAGAAAGTAGGTAACTTGAATTCTCGTTTCAGAGTTTACAAAAACCCTTACATGACTGAAAACGTAATCTTAATGGGTTACAGAGGATCTCAATTCTTGGAAACTGGTGCAGTTTATGCTCCATATATTCCATTAATCATGACTCCATTAGT